CTGCACCAACCCACGTTTGATGAAACCAGTTTCCCATTCCGTTTGGTGTAGATAATGCAATACATTTACCACCAGTTGCAAGTGTCTGTTGCGATGCTGCCCATATGTCATCTATATTTTTAATAAATGCTGCCTCATCCATAACTAAAAGTGATAACGCTTCAGAACGACCTGCTTCACTTGTCGATGATATTGCTTTTATTTGTGATCCGTTCTTATATCTTAAAGATAGTTTGTTATCTTCAACACAACCTTGTTTTAACCAGTCAGGAGCAAGTTTATGCATAACTCTAACTTTAGTTACAAGATTTTTTGCAACTTCTTGCTTTGTAGCAATAACAAGAATATTTTTATCGTTATGAAAATTCATTAACCATAGAGAATATCCTGCTGTAAGTGTTGATATTCCTAATTGCCTTGCTTTTAAAATTACATTATAATCGTTTTCTTGGTATTCTTTTAATACATCATATTGAAAATCATATAATTTAAACTTTATCTTACCACGTTGTGGGTGTTGAATAGTACAATATTGATTAATAAAATATGACGGATCTTGTACACATTTTACATAATTTACTTTTATTGCTTGTTTTAAATTACTCATTTTCTATGTTCATGTGAAGCTAAAGA